GACACACACGGACGGAAGCGCAGCCCCTCCTACTCAACAATCATTGGGTTCAACGACAACTTCTCTCATAGGGCAAAGGCCAATGCGCGCCTTTCTGGGCCTATGGAAGGTGAGGTTGCGGCCATTCTGAATGATACGGACTCGGCCACGGTTTGCCGGTTCCTGCGAACGCTTGCACGTAAACTTGAGCATGGCGCCCTTGGCCGCAATAAGGAGTCTAAGTAATGAGCGCTCTTACCCGTAGCAGCATCGGCAATGACATCACCTGGAACCACAATGGCCGCACCTTCACTGGACGCGTCATTGGCTTTCGCTCCACCGCAGTCCTGGCCCTTACTGGCGTGCGCCGACGTCATATCAGGGTGCGTGGCCGAGAGGTGGAGGTCATCCACGGCCGAGCCATCCACGTCGTTCCCTTTGAGGCTATCAATGAGACCTCAATCGGCCGAGCGGACTGAGCGCCGCTGCATTCACTGTCATCGCTGGTATGGTCCGGACGAAGTCTCCCACCCATTGCGCAGCCGTGCGTGTGTGTGTGTCGGCTGTAACGATGAATGGGAGACTGCCGAGGAAGAGCGCATGGGGCGCACTTCTAATGACGACGTAAACGAATTGATTCGTAGGTTGGGAAGGGTAGGCTAGCCATGGTTATGACGTTCCTTCTGATTGTTGCTCTGGCAGTGCTTAGCGGCGCGGAATGAGCTTCGTCTAGTCCTCCTTAGAGCCGCTCAATAGGGCCAATAGGAAGATAAGCGCAAGGGCGGCAAGGGAGGTCAAGGCTTCCCTCCTCCCAGCTTCTCCCTCAGGGAGAGGCCTCTAGGTGGTGGCGTGGTAGAGCTGACCCTGGGGTATTCCCCGGAGGCCGGCTTTGCTGCGTTTGGCAGGGCTTTCACGGGTGGCTTGGGAAGGATTGGCGGGAGGGCAGGGGAGTCGTCCAAAGCTTCCGTAATGGGAGGCTCAGGCTCTGCAACCATCTCCGGAACAGTAGCAAGCTCTGCTGCCAGATGGCGGATGGTGGCGTTCTTCTTCAGAACCTCAATCCTCAGAGCCTGTAGCTCGGCCAGGGCGGCGTTGTACTGCTCCTCCAGTTCTCGGTACACGCGGTATTGCTTAATGCGTTCGTCTCCTTGTGTCTTCCAGGCCATGACTGTCTCTCCGTTACTGCGGGCCCCGAGATTGGGACAGCGCATAGGATAGTCACGCCGATTGACAGCGCAATGTGGCGTAGTGACAACGGATTGTCGGTGTACAGTACAATTCTGCCCCGATTATATAAGCGCTAGCATGGGATAACGTTGGGTTAGCTCTGCCATGTCACGCAGTGTCCAGGTAGGTACAGCTGCCACTTATCTTTCGGCTAATGCCTCCTTTTATCCAAGGTGGCCTTGCCAGGCTCGGCCATCACCCTTTGGGGTGAGACGCGCTGCATTAGAATTGCCCTGGAATTGCCTATAATAGGCGTTTCCTGAAGCCCAAAAGCAAAACGCCCCGACCTACTGTCATGTAGGTGGAGCGTAGTGCGCACATTGTGTGCTGATGTAGGTGGCCTGCTTATTGCTGCATGCAAGCCATGTGCCAACCACTTAGGCACACATGTAGGTGATGCACGTTACGTGCCAGAGCAGATGGCCCAGACCTTGCACAAGCAAAGTCCAGGCCATGTGGTTCTATGTGAGCACGTACCTACACTCTTCCTTGTCCCACTTGGGCGCCTTGCGTGGCTTACTCTTTGCAATGACAAAGAGCGTGCCAGGTTCGTCCCGCTGCCAGACCGCCAGCCAGGCGGCCGCAGTCTCCGCTGTCACACTGCGCACATGGTCCCACATCCCGCTACGTGTGTTGAAACGCCACATGTTCATGCTACATCCGTGCCAAAGGCGGTGTCAGCACCACTCCAGAGCGCCGCAGCCGTCCAGGTCAGCAAGCTCCGTGCCATGCCAGTCACGGAAGCATAGGAGCGTAGCGTCTCCCACAAGGTCGTACATCCACTCCATGGCGCCCTTGTAGGTGCTGAACCTACCTGACTCTACTGTGTCGGTGGCATGCTCCTTGCCGGAGGCCCAGACGAAGCTCAGCTCAGCCAGGGTGCGGTAGTAGGACTCACGGGACACGTTGACCGGTGATGCGTCAAGCGTGCCAAAGAGGTGTGAGTGCGGACGCTGGACGCTGGCGCCGTCGTTTGAGGCGCAGATGTGGCATGGCGTGAACTCGGGGCGGTCGGTCATCATGACAACTACTGATGCATTCGGCGTGCCAGCGGCCGGTGTTGTGTAACCTATTGATTCAATGAACGGCACGGTTCTTGAGGTGGCTAGCCGTTGCCCAGGGGTGGGTGGTCAATTAGCCACCATCCTCACCTCAGGCGCCGGGTGGCTTGGGAATTGCATGGCAGAGCGCTGGAACGGGCTTTGCTGATGCCAGAACTGGGCCAGGTAGTACGGCAACTTCCATGCCAACACTAAACCCGCCTACTTTCATACACTTGCAGAACCGTGCCAACGTAATCGGTGTCCATTTTGACACGCCAACTTTGGCATAGAACTTGATTCGCTGTAATTACATGCACTTAGCTATGGCACAGTACTTGCCGAGGCTGTTGGCATGACCTTTGCTAAAGCAATCCCCGTGCCAAGTCCCCGGGGGTGATAGCCCCCAAAGGGGTGGCATGGTTTTTGCCCGAAGGGACCCACTACACACCCAAAAATCCAGCAATGTTCTGACCCTACCAAAGCAGAAAGCCCCCAGGACATTACGTACAGGAGGCTCCAGGATGCCCATTACGGGGCCTTTATAGGATTCGGCTAGTCCTTGTCACACCCTGCCTGAATAGCCTTCCAGGTAGCGGCATTCTTCAGGTAGACCAGCCCGCAGCAGGAGCAGACCAACCAATTGATTCCTTTATGTTTCTTGGGCGCATGTGGCGTTTTCATTAAACCCCCAGGGTGTTTTCGTACTGCCTGATAATCAGCAACCGACGGTCATAGGCTTCCAGGTCGGGGTACGTGTCAAAGCCCAGCCATTCGGCCAGCCGGATAAGTGCCCTAAATTCAGCACGTTGCAAATGCCTCCTGGATAGGTCCATTACCGATAAGGTCCGTCTTTCCCAGCCTTTAGCAGCTCCAGCTCAGCCATTAGCCTACGAATGTCATTCTCTGCCTGGTTGAGCCAGGCGGCCCTAGACTCAGCCAGGTCCCTGTAGCCCTTCCACTTGCGTACTTCCTCAATAAAATCAAACACTTTTACAAGTACACTCACAAGTGCCCAACCACCAAGAACGGTAACGGTCAGCATCCCAAGAACAGTAAAGAACGACATGGTCTAACTCCTTGATTCTCCTAGCCGAACGGCGCTTGAGTGCTCAGTCAGAGCTATTGTCCGCTTGGGACTCAGCCTTAACGATTTCCTGATGCAGGTCTGCATACTTACCTACCAAAGCGTCATAGTGTGCCCTGGCCGGGTCCTCAACCCACTTGCGCCCCTCCCAATGACCTTTGAGCAGGAACCGGAACTTGGTGCAATGACACAGCTTTATCCAACACTCATACCGGCTAATCATTGACCCACCCGACCACCGTTGGCTTGAACGTGGCAGATGGAACCTTAATGATTTCAAGCTCCTTGCCGCAGGCCTCAGCCTTGCTGATGGTGTCCTTGGTCCCTGGGGACTGCCCGTCCCAGAAAGCCACAATGGTATCGGCAGCTTCCACAATGGTGCTGTTCCTTCGGTGACCGGCGGACTTGTCGGTGGACCCGTCAGGTCTTGACCAGAAGGCCACTGCTTCCAAGTACTTACGGTTATAGAACCTACAGTACTCTCTGGCTGCCTTGTCTGCGCCGGTGGGGGCACCGCCGGAGATAATCACCACGTCCTGCGGTACAGTATGCAACTTATTGAAAACTAAAGTTTTTATACGTTCGTACTCTTGCCGGCTACGTGTTCTAGAACCGACTACTGCTAGTGTTTTCATATTGTGAATGGATAAGTCTGAAATTGGCCTCCGCAAGTCCCTCAATGACGATTGTTTGAAAGTTTCCTTTCAATGCGGCTGGTCCTTGCGGAGATACGTAGGCATGCATATTGCTATGCTTTGTGAATATAGTTCCAGGACGTATTAATTCCGTTCTGGATGGAATCAGGAGGTTTTATTAGATGGCTAGAAAGCCCAACAGTACGGAGCGGTTTAAGGGTGGGTTCGTCCGGGACAAGGGCGGCAAGCAGGGGCCCAGGGTGGTTTCCCCCAAGGCCGAGGACTTGGCCCGTGCTGCCTCAGAATCGGTCCAGGACAACGCTTTGGCGGTCCGGAAGAACAACTACCAGGGCACCGGGCAAAGCCCCACCAATGCCCGTAAAACGAAACTGGCGGTGCTTGGAATCCCAGCTTCAATCCTAGACGCCGGCAGCCCGGAATACGCCCGCTGCGTTCGTCTAGCTCAGGCGTACAAGAAGGCCCGTCAGAAAGAGCTATTCATTGCCCATGGTTATGTCTCCTCAGGTGTATCAGCGCTGCTTGCTGCTGCTAGCCTGGCCCTCTCAGCAAGCCGTTTCCTTTACGAAGTTGCAGCAAACCCAGAAAGCCCTATGGCCGGCGGAGAAAGCCTCCCCAAGCTCCTCAAGCTTGCCAGTGCCCTCTCCGACAGTGCCCGGCAAAACGAACTGAGCGCCTGGGAGCTGTGCGCCAGGGAGAGGGTCATGAATGAAAAGAACGCCATGAATAGCAAGGCTATGCCGTGGGTTACGTCCGCTGACCCGGCTGAGCCTAGGAAGCGTGGTAGACCCCGGAAAGCGGAAGCCGTAGCTTCAGATAAGCCGGTGTTCACCATTGACCCGGCATTGACAGAAAAAGCCGAGGACACATCATGGTTGAGGAATCATTCACCTGTGGAGTATGTGGACAGCCAGGAGCAAGCTATTGCCCCTCCTACGACGGATGCTCAGGTGAGCCCCTCGGGGGACGTTATCACCCTCATTGTCTAGCTAAGGAACACTATGGCCAAGGATACCCAGAAGAAACCCAGCTCCAGCTCATCTGTTACGGCGCCAATGCCCTACCAGGGCGGCATTACCGAGCAGCCGTCAAACGGGACGGAACTAACGCTCTCACAAGCGTTGGACGTGCTGCGCTACCTGGACGGAAGGGGGTTGCTTTGCTCGGAATGCGGCTACAGGCTGGCTACACAGTTCAACCAGATGCACACCCATTGTCCGGACTGCGCACGGCCTGGAATGGTCTACGGGGGCCAAAGAAAGGTATGTCATTTTGAACAGCTTCTATGGGGCCGTCTCAACCGATGGGTCCAAAAGTTCATTGCTACTGAAGAGCAAGGAAACGGACCGGCTGCTGGAGGAGCTGGACCTAATCCCAGCTGAGCCAGAGCACCGGAACTACATCATCAGCACCTGGGTAAAGAGCTATGTCCAAGCCTCACGTGGTCTATTACTCTCAGTGGGTCCAACTTCAGCGGTCAAGATACACGCAGGCGCATGGGCACGCTACGATGCTAGCGTTGCTGAAAGATGCTGGGCATCAAGTCTCGTGGCAACATCTCCTGGAGACCGATACAGCATCCACGCCTGGGTCTGCGGTGTCGGGGCCGGCAAAGAGCCCTCAGCACCTGAAGCTACAGGAGGCCCTGGAAAAGCTGGACCAGCTAAAGAAGGAGCAGATGGACCGCACCTCTATGCCGTTTACGTACCCCCCGAGCTACGGGGGCACTCCGTTGGGAGACGACTTGTGGAACATGTTGTTGGGACCACGTACACCGTCTCCAAACCCTGGCCGAAAACCCCCTCCGGGCACACTGTAACCTGGGACCCTAGCCGATGAGTTTTGTTCACAAGCCTACGGTGGTTGCTGTTGCCGGTGGAACCGTCAGCTACAACCTCAAACACCAGTGCAACCTTCCCCAAGCCAAAGACTGGGGGCACTATGATGATGCAGTCTTTGAATGTTCCGACTGCAAGCAGAAGTGGAAGATTCTTTGGACCTACTCCATGATGGACGAACATCCCTATTGGGCCCGCGTTGAGGAGCCACCGCTGTGAAGAACACGGGTCCTTTGAGCACGTACAACCGGGTCCTTTGCCGACACTGGACCAAGGGAACCACCCAGCTAGGCCAAAGCCTGCTGGGCTATTTCGGGGCCGATGAGGCCCACCTACTGGCCGACTTCGTCCGCTGGTCGGATGCAGATGGAACTACCTATGACGCTTCGTAAAGACTGGACGATTGAGGACTGTGAACGGAACTTTGAGGAGACTGGCCTAAAGGACGCCGGTTGGGAGATTGTTACCTGCGTGGACGATAGCGAATGCTATGAGGGCCACGTCCAGATGCTGCTCCGTGACAGCAATGGAACCATCCACAATATGGAGGCCGGACATTGCTCCTGTTACGGGTTTGAGGGGCAGTGGGGGCCAGTGGAGACCAATCTGGAGGCCCTGAGGCGTGAGTACGAAAGCCACTCTAAGAACGTCTGGCGCGGCGGGGACTGGGCTAGGGCTCTTAAAGAGGCCATCAAAGAGATTTACGGGGAGGACGTTTGAGAACCGTACGCTTTGAGGAAATCATCCGGCAGGCAGCCGCCAATGAACGGCGCATGCAGGACGAAATGTGGTTCCCAGAGGGCCACCGTACCCAGCGCTCCTGGCCGGTCTGTATGACCTGCCGGCAGGAATGTGACGCCGCAGAGCTAAAGAACTTCTGCATGACGTCGGTGGAGATTTGGGCCAAGCACCACGGCAAGGAGGACTTCTACAAGGTGTTCTTTCCCTTCCGGATTGACGGTGACCCAATGGAGGACGAACGTGCCAACTGGGCCCTTAAGAGGGCCATGCATGACGGGGTGTTCTTTGACCCGAAGGAAATCAAAGCCGACCAGCGGCCAACCGAGTCCCTGCTCATCCTCCCCAAGACACCAACCTTGGCAAAGGGCAGCTCTGGGATTATCCTCTGACCCATGGCAGACGGATTCATTAACCCAAACGACCCCAAAGGACAGCCCCAATGGGGCGTAGAACCTCTCTATGAGCAACCAGGAACGCAGCTCGGCATCGGCGCAGACAACAAGGCCTTCAGGCGGCTTGTGGATGAGTCCTCAGCCTTCGGAGTCCCTAATCGTCCTTCCCTCTCAGGGCCTACCCCTCACCCGGGGACAAAAGGCATTGGTGGAACTATGGTCGGAGGAGGTGGAGGCCAGCCACAGGTGGTGGCGGGCCAAATGGGACCTGGAAATGTACGGCCCCAGCCAACGCTGACACCTGACCAGCTGATGGCCATTGCCAAGCGTATGGAAGCCGAATTTGCGGCAAACATTGACAAGGGCGCCTCGGTCAAGGACCAGTCCTCAGGCCCTCCCACCTGGCTTATGAACTACATGGACGAAACAAATGTTCCGTCAAAGGTTGACGAAGACGTCCTGAGTAAATACATTCCAGAGCGTGAGCAGCTGAGGTCCCTGAGGGACGGCAAGGCTCTTTGAAATCTTGGTCTTGAGGGAGTTGTTTCCCATTGGGTTGCAGGCGTGAACCGGACCCAAAACACACACGGCATCCCTGTCCGTTACCATCAGGGAAGTGACAGCGAAGGTAAGTTACCAACCTGGCCTCATAAGCCACGGCCCTGCGGGTTCAAATCCCGCTCTAGTCTCTAGACTGCAGGGATGAGACCTGCCGGAGAGCCCCCACTTCGTTAGGCTGTAATATAAGGCAGCCAAGGTCACCAGCCGGTCTATACCCGTAAAGAGCGGGGCCTGCCTGTAAAGCAGGCGTGATACAGCACTCACCTGGGGCAGTACCAGGGGCCGGCACAAGTCACCATACTCCGGGAGTGAGGTACAACGCAGGGTCCCGGGTAGAGAAATCCTCACGGCCATCCAAGGCAAGGCCTGAATCCTTGGCGGGGCTACCATCCGTAATCGGTAGCACGCCAGCCGGAGCGGAACTTCCGGCTTAACCGCAAGTGGTGGAATGCAGACACACCAGCCTTAGAAGCTGGCGCCTTGTGCGTGGGGGTTCAAATCCCTCCTTGCGGACGAGGGGACATCGTTGGTTCAAATCCAACCGGAGGAATAGCATTGCTCCGTACCTTAGCCTGGCCCAAAGGGTCCCCATTAATACGGGCAGCATGCAGTCTATATGAGCGAAGCGGAACCATGGATAACCGTTAGCAGCATGCCGCAATTGGGGAGCCGCGTTAGTGCGCCCCAGCCATGTACCTTTAGCTCAATGGTAGAGCGCCTGCCTGTTAAGCAGGATGATTTAGGTTCAAGTCCTAATGGGTACGCCGCGTTATAGGGTTTTGTGTGCCGGTACCTGACCGCCGAAGAGGCCGAATGGTGCATTAACGGTCGGCCATGACGCGTGCGCTACTTAGTTCAGTCCATGGGGACGCCTATGGTTGGTCAGAACACCGATGAATAATCGGAGAGGTGGGTCCGAGCCCCACAGTAGCGTCTGGGAGAGTCCCGCAAGGGATGTGGTTCGTATCCACCAACCTGAGATACATCCGGTCAGTAGCTGGCTTAGCTGGGCATAAGCCCGGGGCGTCACCTTGAATGGCGCTTGGCGTGCCAGCCCTCCCAAATTGTACCGCCATAGGCTAGATGCCAGTGGCCGTGTCTAGGACCGTACACGTTAAACGCACTCCGACCAGAACCTAGGATATCTGGCCACCGGCCGACGGTCCTCTAACTTAGCCCAAAGCACGCCGAAAGGAGGGCCCGGGAGACACCGGAATGTGCCAACGCCCCACCCTACCGCAAGGTTCGGTGGGGTTTTCTATTTGTGGTACAACGATTGCATGCGTCAATCTGTACTTCCTTTCTGGGACTTCTGTGAGCAAGTCCTAAAGCTACATCTCACTCCGGGCCAGAGGGTCATTGCCAAGGTTGCCTTCGGTAACCTAGAGCCAGCCGACCTTGTGGGGGAGGAGCGGGAGCTAGCACTCCAGATGTTTGGGGGCGTTGAACGCGTCCCTGAGCTTGCCAAGACCATGATTGTTCTCCGGCTGGGCCGGGCATCGGGTAAGACCACCCTTTGCTCGGCCTTTGCCGTTTATACGTGCGTCACCTTTGACGTCAGCAAGATTGGTCCAGGGTCTACACCTTACGTCATCATCGTTGCCCCGGACAAGCCCACCGCTCAGCTGAGCGTCCGCATGTGCCGTGAGATGATTCGTTCCCACCCGGCTCTTGAGCGGATGGTGGTGGCCGACCGGGCCAATGAAATCCAGCTTCGGCGCCCAGACGGCGTAATGGTCCGCATTGAGGCCTTTGCTGCCACCAAGGGTGGAGCGTCTATGCGCGGCCGTGACACCATGGCCTTCATCATGGATGAGGCTGAATTCTTTACGTCCAACGACGGCTCCGAGGGGAAAGACTATGCCGTCAACGATGCCGACATCTTCCGAGCCGTCAGCCCCCGCGTCATGCCCGGAGGCAAAACCATGCTCATTTCCACCCCCTGGCCGGTGGAAACGTTCATGGGCAAGAACTTTGACGACAACTACGGCAAATGCACCACCGCGGTTGCCATCCGTGCGCCCACGCTGCTGGTCCGAGGTACCGATTCACACATCAAAAAGATGGTGGAGGCGGAGCTTCAGCGTGACCCGGAGAACGCCCGTAGAGAGTACTTCTGTGAGCTAGACGGAATCAGCGGCGGAGACTTCTTTGACGTCAACGCACTGGCTTCCAGCATTGAAACAACCCACACATGGCCCATTGCATATGACCCCAAACTACCCTGCGCCGTTGGCTGTGACCTCGGCTTTACTTCGGACAGCTCAGCAATTGCTGTCGTCCAGTACGACGGACGATACTACCGCCTTGTTTATTCTGAAGAGCTTAGGCCCAAGCCTGGAAAGCCCCTTCAGCCGTCTGCTGTCATCAAACGATTCACCGAAATTGCCAGACGATACGGAGGAACCTCCGTCATCGCAGACATTCACTACCGAGAATCCCTAAAGGAGCAGCTAAGGGAGCACGGGATGTCCGTAATCCCAGCCCCCAATGGCTCCAGCGGCAAGGCTGACGTGTTTCAGAGAACAAGGGCAGTCCTGCATGAGGGACTGGTGAGGATTCCGGAGTCCGCTCTAGGCCGTAGGCTCATCCAGCAGGCCAAGACGGTGGTCTCCAAGGCCGCTCCTGGAGGCACGGTGACCATCCGGGTGCCACGCAAGGTCGGAATGGGCCACGGTGACCTGGTGTCGGCCTGGACGCTGGCGGTTCACCACCTGGCCTACGCCCACGTGAAGGCAGAAAAGCTCATCCTTGAGCCCGGTACCCCCGAATGGCAGGCCGAATCCCAGCGTAGGATGGTGTCCTACCAAGAGAAACAGCAGCGGGACTACTTGAAAAAGCTTGAGAAAGAGCAACGTTCACGGATGAATGAAAGAGCCTACCGTCAGATGTTTGGCCCAAGACCATAGATTGGAGAATGACATTGATACCCTTCGGGATTTGGCCCTGGATGACCTCCTAAATGCCTTTTCGGCGGCACGGGTGGCCGTCCAGAGCCCCCGGAGGGACTTTCTGTTGGACGTCTCCAAGGAATTCCAACTAGCAATGATGCAAAAGCTGGGCCAAGCCAGGCTTCTAGCTGGCCTAACTCCTCCGTCGGGTGTATGCAATGCATATGCCGAACCCGTACCGAGAGAACCAGAAGAAGTCCAAGAAGAAGGACGAACCGAAGCTGACCCAGGCCCAGTGGTGGAGGTCGGCTGAGTACGAACAGCGTCCGGACCAGATTCTGGACGGCCTGGTAAAACAGATTGAAGACGACCAGCAAGGTCGGTACGAAGCTTACAAGGAGTATGAGCGGCTTTTCGGTGCCTCTGTAGGCCCCAATGGGGACGATTCCTTTCGTTCCGTTGTGACCGATGAGCTGACTCAGAACGAACTACAGAACACCATTGAGACCCTATGGGCCCAGGTGTTCAAGAACAAGGTCGTTCCTGCTGTGTCCGTCTCCGAGACGGATTGGGAGGAATGGGACCGTGCCCGAGGCTATGGCCGATGGCTTGAGGGGGCACTGGACGCTGCCAAGGCGTACGAAGAGGCCTTCCCGCAGGCCGGCGCCTACTCCCTGGTCCACGGTACTGGCATTATGCGTGTCGGCTGGAAGGAGGTTGAGGGGGACGGAGACGGCAAGTGCGCCCAAATCACCACCTGGGCTGTCAATCCACGCTACTTCATGGTGGACCGTCTGGAGTCAAAGCACGGCAAGCCCCGTAGCTTCTTCTTCAAGGACCATATTGACCGCTACGTGCTCCATGAGACCTATTCCCACGCCGGGTCTGGCTTCTACGGGACCGCGGAGGAGCGCTGCTATGGCATTGATAAGTGCAGCTCCAACGATGACATGGACCTAGGGGCGGTATCCACTAACCGCTGTGACATGGTGACTGTCCGTGAGGCGTATCACCTTCCTAGTGGCCCCAAAGCCAAGGATGGCCGACACGTCATCTGGATTAAGGGCTGCACGCTGGTGGATGAGGCGTTTGACTGGGACCGGGTTCCTGCGGTCTTCATGCGGTTTGGATGCCGTATGGAAGGTTTCTACGGGGAGTCTGCGGTCAAGCGCTTGGCGCCTATGCAGAAGAACCTGGACAAGCTGACCAAGAAAATTGACATGTCCCAGGACGTCATGGGCGTGCCGCGCATCATCGTCCGCACCGGCTCTGGCATCATTAAGTCACACATTGACGACATCCCTGGTGGGATTCTGGAAATGGATGACCCGTCCAGCATCAAGGATTGGACGGCCCAGTGTGCCTCTCCGGAGCTGTACCAGGACCGTGACAACGCACCACATAAGATGCGTGGGCTACTTGGTGTATCTGACTTTGAGGTCCAACAGCAGATGCCTCAGGGAATGCGTGACGTCTCCGGGGCCATGCTGGAGCGCTGGGTGGACCAGGGCCAAGCCCGCCACGCCATGTTCCACGCCGAATACGAAAACGCTGTCACCGAGTTGGCCTATCTCTACGCCCTACAGGCGGAGGAACTGCAGAAGCTCGGTTACAAGCTTGTGGTGAACGCCCCCGCTGGGTCCAACAAGACCTCCATTGAGGCACTGGACTTTGAAGAGGTCTGCATTGACCGGAAGCGGATGAAGCTCCGTGTCCAGCCAATGAGCCAGCTCCCCCAGACCTTTGCGGGCAAGGTGGAGGCCTTTGCCAAGCTAAAGAACGAAGCCGGGGTCAACGTGGACCCAAAGACCATTCTAAGGAACCTGGAGATTCCAGACCTGAATGGGGTCAACGACATGCTGGTCTCCGATGAGGAAATCATCATGAAGAACCTGGGGTGGATGGTGAAGCAAGGCAAGTACCTCTCCCCAATGCCATTTGACAACCTGGACCTCATCGTCCAGCTAACCACCAGGTACATCAATCATTACCGCATCCGCAACGACTCCGACAGCCAGCGTATTGCGCTCCTGGCCCAGTACATTGACGATGCTCTTGCCCTGAAGAACGGACTAGGCAATGACCCGAATGCCCCTCCGCCTGCGGGCGCTATGCCTCCTATGGGTGTACCGCCTGGCATGCCACCTCTTCCCGGCGCACCACCAATGGCGCCTCCGGGTGGTCCTATGGCTCCTCCGGGCGCGGTTCCCCCACCTCCGGGACCGATGGCGGGACCACCCCCGATGATGGGACCTCCGGGTCCAATGCCCCCTGGACCAGGTATGCCAGGGATGATGTGAAAGTAAGGATAGGTAACTTATGAGTGATGAAGCAAATGTGACGTACGTTGGCGGCAAGGCCATTGAACAGACCTTGGCCGCGGAGCCTGAGAACCCCAATGACAACCGGGAAGACGCCCTAGCGGCGGTCCGTGAGGCCATTGAGAAGGCTGGCAAGGAGTCGGCCGAGGATGCCAAGTCCGACCGCGCCAAGGACCCCTTCAAGCCGGCTGTAGGCAGTGCCCCGGAGCGTGGGCCCGATGGCAAGTTCCTCCCACGGGATGAAAAGCCGGCGGAGAAGGAGCCTGAGACCGAGGACTTTGACCCTGAGAAGGCCAACGTAAAGCAGCTCCTAAAGAACCGGGAGAAGCTGGCCAACTATAAGAAGGAGGCCAAGGACGAACTGTCTAAGGCCCAGGAGGCGTTTCGGCAGGAGCAGGCCCGTCACTACCAGGAAATGCAGCGCTTCCAAATGGAGCGCCAGCGGCTCCAGCAGGAGCGTGAAGCTTGGACCAACCTCCGTAAGGACCCGGGCCGCGCCATCCGTGAGGCCGGCTATGAACCAGAGCAGTTCATCCTGGACCTTGCCCGTGAGGGCACTCCTGAGGGCCAGGCAGAGCGCCAGCGGCGTGAGTTTGAGGCCCAACTTAAGGAGATGCGGGACTGGAAGGAGCAGCAGGCGCAGGCGCAGGAGCGGCAGCTCTATGAGGCACAGCTGGCCCAGATTCGTCAGCACCGGTCCCATGCGGAGCAGACCTTTACTAACCTTGGAATGAATGAGGAGAAGTATCCCCACGTTGCGGCCTTCTACAAGGGCCGTGAGAAGGCTTTGATTTCGGAAGGGGATATGACCGCTGAGGAGTTCCGGACTCTTACTGGCGGCCGTGAGGCCAGTCTGGAGGACATTCTGGACTATATTGAGGACCAACTTGCGGAACGTACCAAGTCTTGGTATGCAAAGAGTAAGCCAACTCAAAAGGTAGAGTCTAAGGCCGCCCCGTCAGGTAGCAAGGGCAAGTCTCTGTCCCCGGATTTCAGCGGTGAGCGTAGGGCGCTCAACTCAAAGGAACTGAAGGACCTAGACGGTGAGGAACGCCATGAGGCAGCCAAACAGGCAGTGAAGGTAGCCCTGGCAGCGTCCCAAACGAACAACGACTAAAACTTAGTGGGGTACTGATGCCGAATGTCACCGGTACTCAAATGGCCTGAACATCAATAGGCGCCCACGCTTATCTTCCTTAGCTTTCTTAACTTAACTTTCTTAGGTGACTAAATGACTGCAACTCTTGCTGGGAGCCAGGCGGCTCTAAAGGTGCTCTACCCCAACGGGGAACTTCCGAAGAGCATCAATGAAATGTACGTGGCGCTGAAGCGTCTGAAGAAGGACACCGATTTCGTCGGTGAGCTGGCGTACGTCCCGATTCAGAATGCCAACCCCCAGGGTAGCTCGGCGGACTTTACCGAGGCTCAGGCCAACATCTTCCAGGGCAACTACCTTCGCTTTGCGCTTACCCGCGTTAGCCACTTCGGTGTGGCCCGTGTCACGGGTGAGGCTGCGGAGGCTGCTGTTAAGTCGGAGGGTGCGCTTGTTGACCTTTGGGACAATGAGACCCGCGGTATTGCCACCACGGAGATGAGCTGCCTTGCTACGTACCTTTACGGTACGGGTGACGGCACGCTTGGGACCATGGGTGGGACCGGCTCGGTTGCCTCCACCAGCATCACGCTGGCTGCTGGCACCAACATGAACTATTTTGAGCTCAATATGACGCTCAAGATGGTTTCGGCCCTTGGCGTCAACCCCACGGTTCGCTCCGGCGGCGCGGCTAAGGCCCGCATTACCGGCATTGACCGACGCAACCGAATCCTGACGTTTGCTTCCAACCTTAGCGCCCAGATTACGGACGCGGTCAACACGGACTACTTCGTTCGTTCTGGTGACCAGGCTGGTACCACGGCGGGCACGGTCATCACGGGCTTCTCCAGCTACGTGGCCGGTGGGACGACCCCCGGTACTCTCTTCGGTCTTAACCGTACCCAGGACCCGGTCCGACTTGCGGGCCAGAACGTGGACTACCAGGGCTGGGCAATGGAAGACGCTATCGTGGATGCGTCGGCGCAGGCCGGCTTCCAGGGTATCGGTTACCCCAACGTGCTCATCTGCAACAACCTTGAGGGCGCGGCGCTGAAGAAGAGCCTTTCCACCAAGATTCACTTCAATAAGCCCGGAGCTAGCACGGCTAACTACAGCTTCTCTGAGGTGACGATTGAGGGTGAGAACGGCCCCATTGAGATTCTCTGTGATCCGTTCTGTCCGCGTAACAAGGCGTTCCTCCTAAAGCTGGATGCGTTCAGCCTCTTCAGCCTCAAGGCGGCCCCGCACCTTGCCAAGTACGATGGGATTGAGTTCCTGCGCCGCCCGGATGCCGATGCGTACGAAGTTCGCTTCGTGTTCTACGGTAACCTAAAGTGCAAGAACCCTGGTCCGCACGTTCAGCTGACCAACTTCGGGGTGCCGTGATGAGTTTCCGAAGTGAGTTCGTTGAGGCTGGTTGGAAGGCTCTGAATACGGGCACCAGCATCCCGGCCATTGTGGTTGAGCGGCTTCTGAAGCTGGCGGATGAGGACGAGGCTGCGGATACGCTAGCCAAGGAACTTGCCGTCCAGGCCAAGGCCGAGAAGGGGACTAAGTAATGTCCTACGGTGCTGTTGTCCGTAGCTACGATGAGGTTGCCGAGTACCATTCCTCCTGGGAGGTTGGTGCGACCGGGGCTCACACCAAGACGACTGGTGTCCCTGGCAAGGGCTTCCTCTCCGTGGCACGCACGGCCGCTGGCAAGTACACGGTGACCTTCACCGAGGTGCCCCAGGGTCCGCTTGTGGAACTACGTGTCATTCATTGGTCCCAGACCGGCGCTGCGCCGCTACTGACCGCCCCGGTGGATGGGACGTACAATCCCACCACCAAGACCGTTCAGTACAATGCATGGCTTTCGTCCACGCTGGCGGCTACCGAAATCCCCTCTGGGGACCGGGTTAGCATTGTGGCTGTGTTTGAAAAGACCAGGTAAGACTCTTCTGAGTCTCTAACAGGGCCTGGGCCTTCGGGCCTGGGCCTTTTTCTTAGGGGTTACAATGGCACGCAGCTATACGCGGGCAGAGCTAAGGACGCGGCTGGAACGGGAGACCAACACCCAGAATGACCAGCACCTGTCCACGGACGAAAAGAACGACTTCATCAATGTGGCACTGGCGGAGACCTGGGACCTTATCATCAGTGCCGGCCTCCAGAACCAGTATGTCAAAAAGGTCACCTTCAACTCGGTCCAGGGGCAGCTGGAGTATCCACTGGCCACCATCGTCAGCGTCGGTGACTTCTATAAGATTCACCAGCTGTACGTAAACGAAGGCAACGGGCAACTGCGGCCACTGTCTAGGCTAAACCCCTCCGAGGTCCAGGCCTTCCGCCCGCCTACTTCGGCGGTTCCAATGACCCTGTACTACATTCCTTCCGCTCCCGTGTGGGGGCCTGGTGATGACGCCTCTACGTTTGACGGCATCAACGGTTGGGAGGAGCACGTAGTAATGACTGCCGCCATGGCAATCAAGATGAAAAAGGACGACTCCTACGCTCAGTTCTTTCAGCGAAAGAAGGAGCTGGAGGCACGTATCTTGAAGGCCGGCAACGTGGACTACGGTGAGCCGCCGCGGGTTAGCCGGAAGATGTACCGCCGGGTGGACCCGTTCCTCATGTACCAGAACAACATCAACGCCTACGGCATCCAGGGCGGCAACATCCTGCTCTGGTACAACTTCGGGTACATCCCGTGACGGAAGTTAGAGCGAAGCGATGAAGTTTTATGACCTTAGGAAGACCCTGGGGCGGGGAACCAGGCTCTGGGCCAAGCTGGGTGGGTTCACGTCCAAGGACGCCACGGATGCCGACCAGCTGGCTAGGACGATTACTACGCTGATGCAGCGGGTGAGTGACCTGGAGGGCAAATCCAGCCCGGAGGCGGTGGAGTTTGAATACGAATGCCCCGAAGGGGGCACCTTCAGGCTAGCCCACGGGTTCCAGGGCCCGGTCCGATGGTACGTGACCCATTGGTTTGGGTCGGAGTACGGGCCGCAGCTCTCTACGGTCCACACCACGGAGGCAGGAACACTCACTCTTTCCTCCCTGACCAAGGGGTACGCTGTCATTCGGGTGGAGGCTTCTCAGTATGGCGTTTCCAGGCTCCAGGACGGCTATCAGAGCGTCTTTGGGCCGGCCATGGGGGTCAATGGCTTCCGGATTTCCGGCAGCTCTACAGACCCAACTGGGCTCAACGTCACCACCAGCACCATCTACCTGTCTCCGTACACCCACGGCGGAATTTCCATCTACAACGGAACCGGTTGGGTGGTTCGCAGAAGCGGCCAGGTTAGCCTGGCTCTGTCGGGGATGGTGACCAACAGCAATTACGACATCTTTGCGTCGTGGAACGGCTCCGCGGTCACCCTAACCAGGGGTGCAGCCTGGACCAACAACCTGACCCGGTCAGCGGCTCTGGGAACCCAGGACGGTGTTCTGGTCAGCGGCACCGACCCCAAGCAGCTGTACGTGGGGACCATCCGGGCCACCGGCGCCACCACCACCGTATCCAGCAACCTACAGCGGTTTATCTGGAGCCGTCACAACCAGATTGATCTGCCTTTGGTGGTCCAGGAGAGCCTGGTGTCGTGGGCTGGTCCTGGGACAGCCAACACCTGGAGGCAGTCCAGGGCTCTTAGTACCAACAGGGTGGAATACGTGTCCGGATCTAGCGTGGCGCTTGAAGTACACGCTCACTCCGTAGGGTCCCACCCCGGTCCGGCCGGTGGCATTTGGTTTGCCTCTGGCGTAGGGATTGACTCCACCACGGTCAATAGCGCCCAGGTCTTTGGAGGCCTGGTAAGCCTAGCCGGCTCGGCCTGTCCCGTGCACTCCAAATACCGAGGAAACCCGGCACTGGGGTATCATGCGGTCAACTGGCTGGAGGCATCCAGCGCTACTGGTACCACTTTCTTTGGGGCATCATCCCCCATCCCTTTTACAACCGGCATGGTTGGAAGCATCCGAGGATAAATGCCTACCCCCACCCCCGCAGTCATTGAGAAGGGCGTTGTTGACATTGACTTCACCAAGGGCCTGAACGAGGCCATCCGGGCAGAGCACCTGCCGTGGCAGAGCTGGCTCAAGGTCTCCGACAACGTCACCTTTGAGTACCCTGGACAGATTGTGCCCAGGCGTGGCTATGAGGTCCTGGCCACCCAGGACACGTCCAGCTCCACCATCGGCCCCATCTCCAGGCTATGCCATACCTCCGACGGCTTGGCCATGATTGGTAAGGACTTCAACCTCTACCAGTACGGCCTGGGGGACGGTCTGGTGGTTAAAAAGGGCTCAGCGCCGGAGTATTCGGTCACACAGATGGTCGGCGCCTCATGGCCGGTCCAGGCCGACGTCACCGAGGCGGATGCGCTTGGTTGCGTAGCCAATTCCATGTATCGGGCGGTCCTTTTTAGGGCTGGGACCACGTGCATTCTTACGATTGCGGACGCTGAATCTGACAGCGTCGTTAGGAACTATTCAATCCCCTTCCCGCAAGGTGGCGGCGGTACCGCCAGCATGTGCCTGGTGGATGACCGCTATATCCACGTGTACGTAGGTGACTTTGCCGGTGTCGGTCAGGCCAGGATGTATCAGTTTGATACCCAGTCGCTGACTGCATCAGGGGTCCTGCCGTCACCCGTTACCATCTCCAACCCGCACTGGATTACAACCTGCGTAGCCATCCCCGGTGGGTCCGTGGTGCTTATGTACAGCGGCGGAATGGCCCGGTGTACCACGGCGCCGGCGCAGGCGGTAGCCGTCTCCATTGACCCGGCCGACAAGCACACCGGTCTGGACACGGACGGCACCAACCTCTATGAGGCCAGCATCACCTTTGGTGGCGTAAAGACCCTAAAGGTCATTACTCCAGCAACCCTGGCCGTTACCAAAACCATCTCCGACACTGCGGTTGACGTGACCAATGGTGATTGTCTACGGGTTGCCGTCGGTACCGGTGGCCTCTGCTACTTGGTGAATTACCACGAAAGCACAGGCTTCAGTAGCACTGTACAGATTGAGCGATGTGCCACCGCAACTGACGTCGTGTTCACTAGGCTCCAGGATATGCCTCTTTGGAGTGAGGTATGCCACCCGTTCTATCACCCTACCACCGGCCGGTTCTATGTCGGCCTAAAGAAGGTAGTGGCCGCGTACGACGTTGACGTCATCTCATCATACAGCATTGACGACGTATCCAATGGTGCCGTTGTTATTCAGCTAGACAGCAACTACACCAACCCAGGAGGCCCAATCTGCTTCAGGGCGGCAGCGGCCGTTGGGGGGTACCAGGACATTCCGTACAGCTCTTTTGGCTACGGTGGCGCCGCAGCAGCGCCGGGGCCCAAGGCATTCATTAGTGGAACTAACGTCCACATTCTGACCGCTGAGAAATCAACCTTCGGCTCTGTAAGCTTTATCCACAACACCCTAAAAGCCTACGACCCATCACACCTTACCTCTGACGCCGGGGCATTCAGCGGCGGCATGGTTAGCTCCTGTGATGGCATTGCGCTTCAGGAGTACGGGTTCGTTGACTGCCCAAGCATCAAGGTTGACGCCAATGCTGGCGGAAGCACCATTGCTGCCGGCAACTACAGCTACACCGCAATCTACGAATACCGGGACTGTCTGGGCCAGAGCCACTTCTCACGGACGGCCCGCATCATTCAGTGCGCCATCCCAGCCAACGGCACCAACACGGTCAATGTCACCATCCCTACGGTAACCAACCACCACCCGTTCCACCTAAACGCACCAAGCTCAATCAGCGGTATTGTCGTCCGCCTGTACCGTACCGTCAGCGGTGGGACGCAATACTTCCTTCACAGCTCCCAGCGGCTGAGTACGGCATCTCCGACCACAACCACCATTACGTTCACCGACACCATGACCGATGCTCAGCTGGAGGACAATCCGCTCCTGTACCGGCAGCCTGGCACCCAGGCCACACCCCTGGACCGCCGTCACGCCCTGGCAGGCTCATGCCTGGTCCGGCTTAAGGACCGCGTGGTCTACGCCCACAACAGCGACGTCTATTACAGCTCCTTCTGGGTGGATGGTGAGGCCCCATGGTTTCATCCGGCCTTCAAGATTCAGGTGACCGACGGTCAGGGCCGTATCACCGGGCTTTGCACCATGGACGGAATCCTGGTCATTTTCAAAGCCAACAACATCTTCGTGGTGGACGGTGACGGCCCTCCGGAGAATGGCGGCTCTGGAACCGAATTCAGCCCACCACGCCGGCTAGCGGTGGAGGTGGGGTGTGTGGACCCCAGAACCATCGTCCAGACCAACAACGGCATCATGTTCCGGTCTGCCAGGGGCATTGAGCTTCTGACCAGGAACTTTCAGTTGGCGCCGTTCATCGGTGAGCGGGTCCAGGAAACCGTGGACTCCAACCCGTACAACGGCGGGGCCACGTTTGACCGCACCAGCACCCGGGCCATTTTCCCGGTTGGGGACTCTGTTGACCAGTACGGGAAGCTAAGCACCTCTGGCCAGGGGAAGCTGGTGGTTTATGAGACGTCTACCGACACCTGGAGCACGTACACCTACGACCACCCCTCCTCCGGACTGACCTACGGCGCCCCGTGGCAGGACGTTAGCTTCTTCAACGGCATGGTCTACCTGGCCAACACCAGGTTTGGCGCCGAGCAGGACGCAAGGCTTGATGTTACCGCACCGGTAAAGGTGACGCTGGAAACCGGGTACGTGAAGGCCCAAAGCAAGCAGGAGCGAATCATTGTCTCTGGGTTCCTGACCGTAGGAAGGCAGGTGGCTCCGACCGCGCTGAGGGTCCTGTACGCCACGGACTACTCCGAAAACTACAGCCTTATCAGGTCCTGGGACCAGACCACGCTGGTGGGGTTGCCTATTGTTCAGGTGGAAGCTCAGCCACCGAATGAGCTAGTACAGTCAATGAGTTTCAGGCTTGAGACCTACGATGCCGGTGGAATGGCTGGCGGGTCCAGGTTGGATATATTTGGCCTTTCTGTTAGGGTTGGGCTCAAGGGTGGCGGCGCCAAACTGGCCGCAGAATTCAAGGGTTAACATGGTTTCTTTGGGCTGGGATGACATCATCGGCAACGCTATTCTTCCCGGGGTCTACAGCGGCGTAAAAGGCGCTGCCGGCGGCTACGATGAGGGCAAGTCTGGTCTTGACTGGATTGGTGACCTTGGTGAGGACTACATGAATAGCGGCAAGAACCGCTATCAAACGCAGACTTACACCATGGAGACACCTAATTGGGGCGGCTACCAGGGTGCGGCTGGTGACTGGTCTCAGATTGGTCTGGACCGTATGGGACAGTCCACCGGTGGCCAGAACTGGGCTCAGGGGCAGGCTCAGGCCAACCGTGGACCCCAGGCGCAGGAGAACCAGCAGCTGTCCAATCTTGAGGCCCAGAGCCGCGGGTGGGACCAGGCCGGGGCTCTGCAGCTTGCCCGTGAAGGGGCCATGGGTCTGGCTCCCAGTCAGGCCGCTTACCAGATGCAAGCGGGCCTAGACCGCTCCCTGGCCAACCAGCAGGCCATTGCTGGCGGGGCTAGGGGAGGCGCCGGTATTGCAATGGCTTCGGCCAACGCCAACGCATCGGCGGCCAACCTACAGAACCAGGCCTATACGGCAGGTGGTCAGCTTGCGGCCCAGGAGCAGCAGGCCTACCGCCAGATGTACGGTGACATGGCCAATCAGCAGCGTGCCCAGGACCAGAACCGGCTTGGTATGGGCAACCAGATGAGCCAGTACAACGCTGGCCTCAATGACCAGTACCGGCTCGGTATGGGCGGCCTAGCCAACCAGTACGGGCAGACCGGCCTAGGCTGGTACAACGCGGCCCAGAGCCCCTACGATAAGCAGGCTCAGCTGGACCAGCAGACCGGTATGGCCAACCTGGACAGCCAGAACCAGTCCCAGGCCATCAAGGCCGGCGTGTCTCAGGCCAACGCTCAGCAGAGAGCGGGACAGGCGGACCGACTTTGGTCCCTGGCCGGCACGGCCACGGGCATTGCTGGGAGTGCCATTCCTAGGCCCGGCAGCGGAATTGGGGGTAAGTAATGTTTCAGTTCGGTAACTACCGCAAAGGACTGCTTGGAAGCATGGTCCCCAGCATGGGACCAGGCATGGGTCCCGCGGCTCCCACTGGTCCTGGTGTCCAATTGGATTCCAGCGGCATGGGAATGGATGTAATGGGAAGCCTAAAGAGCAACTCTGACTTTGCCACCCGCTTCCGTAGCAATCCGGGCTCCGGCCCCTGGGGGTACTAATGGCGTATCTGCATGAAATGGCGTTGAAGAATGCTCAAAAGAAGCTGTATCTCCTTGGTAGCTCCGACAAGCGCAAAGACCGGTCCGAACTGGCCGAAGGTGTCGGGGCGCTCGGTAGTTCGCTGGTGGGTGCAGAACAGGCTAGAGCGGCACAGAAGAAGCTGAAGGCTAAGGCTGATGCCGAGGCCAGGGCTGCGGACGCCAAGCAGTTTGATGAGGACGTGGACTTTATCCGAGGGAACAACGTGAATAGCCCTGTTCAATCGGAGCGGTTCCAGGTTTCCCAAGGAGAAATGCTCCCCCAAAAGTACGACACTGCCATGTCAGCAAAGGAAGCCCAGAAAGCCCAGCAACTGAATGACCTGGCCGAGCAGACACGCATGGGGGGACGTTACACTCCGACGGGTCTGCAGATGGCCGATGTAAACGCCCAGAAGGATGCCCTGGACCGGCTGCGCATGCAGTCAATGATTGGCATCGGTGGCTCTTTGAGGATGAGGTAGTCAAATGAACGGTCCTAGCTTTAGTGGTCGGTTTGGTATTGGTGGGTCTCAGGTCCCCTTTGCGGAAGACCCCCAGCGTCGTTTCTTTCAAATGCTGGCAACACCCCCGCGTCCGCAGGGTCAACCCCTCCAGGGCGGACCGATGCCCCAGCCCGTTCCGATGGGTCCAGTGCAGCGTCCCCAGCTGGCGTCTGGTCAGATGGTCAATCCCCAAGTTGCGGCCCAGGCTCAGATGCTGCGCCCCGATGCTGGTGGCGTCCGTCCAGGCGTAGCTCCTGGCATGAACGCGGTGGAAGCTGCCCGGGCCCAGCAGGCCGGTGGCCAGCCCTCCGGCGGCGCGGCTCTGCGTGGCTACATGAATGCAGGTAAGGCTTAATCAATGAACAAGGGTTTCCCTTTCCTAGGTGACCTACGCGGAGGCTTTGGCAATACGTCGGGCCTCCCTCCGGCGCCTACCCCTGAAGTCCCTCCGGAGCTTGGTGAGGCAGCCCAGGAGCTGGCAGCCGGCGCTCAGCCTAACCCGGAACCGGCCACGGTCCCCGAGGCAGAGCTACAGAACTTCCCTGGGACCCCCGGAGAGTCTACTGGCGCATTTGATGAGTCCGAGGGCACTCGGCTGGGAGCTGCGGCCACCGACTATGCGGCCCCTCTTCTTGGTACCGGCGGCCGTCCTCAGGGGCCCATGGTCATGCCGGAAGGGGAGAACTGGCTTCCGTTTGGAGGTCTTGAAGGCAAAGAGGACTTCCAGGATACATTTGTCAACAAGCCGAGGGAAATCTACGACTCTATTATGACCGGTGCCCAGGCGGAGGCTGACAGGGCTACCGCCGCGGCCGACTGGTATAAGAAGCGTCAGGGTGAACAGGCCCAGGAGAATGCCGTTCTCCAACAGCGCCGTCAGGAGCGCATTGCTGAAGAGCAGGCCCAGATGGCCAAAATGGAGCAGGCCACCCAGCGCTACGCCGACGACCTAGCAGACCGCGGTCAGTGGTGGCGGCAGCCTGGCAACATCATTGCGGCCTTTGGGGCGGCCCTGATGACACTTGGCTCCGACGACCACGCCATTGGTTACAAGCTCATTAACCAGCAGATTCAACAGGACTACTCCCAGCGTAAGGCCCTGGCGGACACTCACCTAGGCCAGCTACAGAGCAATATCGCTCACTTCCGTCAGATTGCCGGGGATGCGGCCCTTGGTGACCAGCTGGCTCAGGCGGAGAACTCACGCGTTGCGGCTATGGAGCTGGAGCGCATCGGGCAGCAGTTCCAGGGTCCCATTGCAAAGGCCAAGGCCGCGGCTATTGCCAAGAACTTCCTCATGGATAGCCAGCGCATCAAGGCGCAGGTCTATGCCCAGATGGTCTACAACAAGGCCCACGCCGAGAACCCGGCCATTGCCCGTACGGTCATTGGGACCGGAAAGGCTACCGGTGGCGCTGGTTACACGCCTTTTGGCGGACAGCCTGGTCAGGGGCCAGGTGGAGCGCCAGTGGCTCAGGGCGGGAGGGGCGGAGGGATTCCCTCTGCAGCTCCGGCAGTTGCCGCAACGAAACAAGTGGCCACCCGCGGGGAGCTGTCGGACCAGAAGATTCATGACCTGGACCGCCGGTATCCTGGCCTTTCGGACCGTCTACGCACGGCCCGTACCCAGACCATTCAGGAGCGGCTGGCGGAGTCGGGGCTCAACCCGCAGCTCTTCCAAGACGGGATGACGGACAACCAGCTGGAGCAGGCCATCGGCTCAATCTACGGCCAAAAGGGTGTGGTTGAGTACAATAAGAAGATGGTCCAGTTCCGCAAGGACGCTTCGGAGGACAACAAGGTTCTATCGGCCGCCATCCTTCCCAACGCTGCCAAGCTAGGGGCCATGCGCTCACTCGGCAGTGACATGGACATCATTGAGCAAACTGCAAAGGCCCTGCATACGGACCCCGACACACTCCTTGGTACCCGCACCGACCAAATCTTTGGCCCAAGCACCATCAAGGCCCTGGATGAATTCTGGAATGCCGGTGGGGATGCTGGAAAGCATGCGCAGCAGAAGAAGCGTCTATCCGATGCTATTAGCCGGTTCAAGCAGCTGAAGGCTGGAGCAATCAACCAGTACTTCAGGGCCACGTCAGGCTCGGCAGTGTCCAAGCCCGAAGAGGACCGTCTTAACCTGGTCATCAAGAATGACGCCCGCTGGGCTTCTATCCGCAACTTCCAAACCATGGGCGCCAGGGACTCCCAGAACGAACTAACCACGGCCAAGGGCGCTGCCAAAACCGCGTACAGCCGGGCCCTTTGGGACACTGTCATTGGTACCGAATCCCTCCCCGTTAGCCGCGTTGGGATTGAGGCCCCCGGAGGCGCAAGTAATCCACAGGGACCTGGGAATACTGGTAAAACTGGAGCCAACCAAAAGGGCCGTGACCCCATCAAAGGGACCGCACGTGACCCGGATGTCCAGCGTGCAGCGGCTAGTGCTTTGTTCTCTAAAACGCAGAAGGCTGCAATCAAGCGTGGTGAGTAAATGACCCTGTGGGAGTGTAACGACCATGGCTGACGAAACCGGCGTGATTGTTGGTGGGTTGCCCTACAAGGCATCCCCCGAACAGGCGGCCCAGATTGCCCAAAAGGGCGGGCAGGTCGTTTCTCCCGAGACGGCTCAGGACGCGGCCCAGGCTCAGGCGGACATCAACTACGTCAATGAGAACCTAGGCTCCGCTGGTACGGCAGGCCTTGGCGTGGCCTCCGGGCTCACGCTGGGTCTTGCTCCGGGCCTTGCGGTCCAGATGGGGCTCCTTCCCGGCGGAGCCGTCCAGGCTGCCCAGACCGACCCCTTCTATACCGGTGGAGATGTCCTAGGCACGGTTCTGCCGGCGCTGTTTTCCGGGGGTGAATCTCTAGCCCTCAGGGCTACCCCGGCGGGGCTCATGGGAGCCGCTGGAAGCGCCTCAGAACGGCTTGCGGCTAGCCTCATTGGGGAAACGCCCGGTCTCCTTGGAAGGCTCGGTAAATCGGCCATCACGCAGGCTGCCAGGGGTGCGGCTGAGGGAGCTCTAATCAACCTCGGTCATACCGTTGGAGATAGCCTAATCCAGAACAAGCCCCTGTCGGCGGAGGCACTGGCGGCGGCAGGACTGGACGGGGCGCTCTTCGGAGGCATCGCTGGTGGGACGCTGGGGGCTGCTGGCGCGGGTTTGGCCGGAGCCATTGAGGGCGCCGGCGGCCTTGGCAAGAGGGTCCTTGGAGGGCGCGTGGGCCAGGGCGTGGTGAGCCGCAGCCTAGGCCTCGGGGAGGAGGCTATCCGGGAGGCTGGTGAATCCCTTCCCTCAAAGCTCAAAGGCTATGGGGACGTCCTGGAATACGGGGGGTCCAAGATTGGGGACACCACCTCCGGGAAGCTAGCTGGCGCCCGCAAGGCCGGTGAGCTGTACACGGCTGGACGCAAAGAGGCCATTGATGAGCTGGTCAAGCTGGCGCCCACAGCCTCCCCTGAGGTCTCCCGCATCAATGCCCGTATCAATGCCGAGGTAGTTGCTCCTTCGGTGAGCACGGTCAATGAGCTGGCGGTAGCTGAATCGGCTAGCCGTCTCCAGGAGCGGTTGCTGCAAATTGAGGGCTCTGCCAAGAGCGCCTATGGCCAGACCCGCAAGGTGGCCCCTACCTGGGAGCGCTGGGTCCAGGCCCGTGACGCCCTTTCAAAGGAGCTTGGCAGTGTCCGCTCCGAGCTAGACCGCTCTGTCCGGAAGGACGTCCTGCGCATCCTAGACGATG